GCGAATCGAGGACGCCCGTGGTGAAGTCTAGGGATAATGTAGAACCATCTCCTCCTTCAATGGGAAGCAAACGATTCCGCTGCGTTCTCCATTCAGAGGGATCTAAAGTCCATGAACGAAATCTGTGCATTAGATTGCTCCATAGAAAGCATTATAAGTAGTTGATCCTGTTGAACCAAGGAACTCAATTTCAATAAGCTCACATCCTAGTGTATCGACCAGAACAAACGCGGTGTCTGTTGTGCCTGTAGCATTGAAGACCTTGCCATCACCTTGACTCTTTACAATTGTGTCAAAACGATTATATGTTTCGCCGTTTACGGTAATGTTTCCTGAGATCTTTGTCATTGAACTGCTTGAAAACAAGCACTGAGGAACCCAATGCGTAACAACTCCTGAAGAATTGACGCACTTATTCCAGCCAGTTACTTTAAAGTTAGCTCCTGTTACTGTAGACAGTACAAGAGGAACAATCTTTAAGTAATTAAGACTTGTGTTTGGAAATATAACAACAGAGCCACTGCTTACTGGCTGAGCGGTCTGTGGTAGATTTGCTGTATATGTAGACGATGAAGCAATACTGATGTTTGTTGAAGAGAGAAGCTTCATTGGCTCCTGCACAGTCTTCAACTGCGACATTGTGTGTGTATGAATCATTTCTTTTTCTTCTTTCTTTTAGGAAGTTTAGTTCCCTTTGGTGTTTCCTTTGACCAACGGGCTGCAATCTTTGGATGGACTGCATACATAAACTTGCGCTGTTGTTTTGATTTGAATGGCATTACTTCTTGCACTTCCTTCCCTTTGGGCAACTTGCCTTGGAGCCACCGGGACCAGCCCATAGATCCTTGCAAGCCCAATACTGAGCAGTAAGTTTATTTTTGGCAGAGCCGCATTTGTGTCTTGCACGGAAAGATTTACGGGCAGCAGCACTATAGTTATGACCATAGCCTGTTGCTCCGTAATGAATGATCTTTTCCTGTCCATTTGCACAAGCCTTTACAACTCGCTTTTTGGCGGGATTAGGAGACTTGCGTGGTTTATTGCAAGGCATGCTTGCTTTATTTAGTTTCTTAGCCACCCATTCCTCCGATTCCTGCTTGCTGTAGCAAGCCCATGATGTTCTGACCACCGGATGCTAGATCCTGTGAGGCAGCTTGCTGCATTATGTTGCCAGCCGTGTTAGCGACTACGCCACCAGCTTGCTGCTGCATCTGCATCTGAGCCTTCTGAGCATCCATAGCCATCTGCTCCTCACGAATCTCTTCGGCAGATCGTACCCAATTACGGGCATCATAGCCAAGAGCAGTGATGAGACTACGAGCATACTCTTCCCACTTAAAGGAAGCGGCTGCTTGTTCTGGTAGGTTGCGAACCATTTCGCCCATTTGCATGAGCTTCTGTAGATCAGTGTCGCGGCTTAGAGCCTGAAGACCAGTGATTACCTCAACTGAAAGAGAGCCATCCTTATCAAAGAACTGCTCATACATTCGCTTGTCTAGGTCATCGGACTCAATCATAAGAAACACTGTTCTCTTTACGATTGGTTCCATCAGATCTCTGGCAATGGCTGAGAATGCGCCACCCAAGACTGTCTCAAGTTCTGAGCCAATCATTCTTACGGCTGTCGCTGTAACGCGGTCGCCGCTAGGGAGCGAGGAGGCAGACATAAGGAATGCCTGACCGATCTCTCTACGCATTGTCTCAACGGCTGTCTGTGCAGCACTGACCTGAACATTCATGGTCTGTGATGGAGAGATTACAAACACATCCTGCTGTCGTGCAGGAACCCAAGCACCGTTTGGCATATCTGATATGTCATCAATTTCGGTAATGCCAGATGGATCTAATGCCATCCAGAAGGCCGATGATGCTGCCATTCCGTCAATCAGTGCTTTTGTGTATCCGTCTAGGCTTGCTAGATCGCCTAGGATATCTTCGCAGTGCGATCTCCCGTAGTTTTCTCCGGGTATGCCATACCACCGTAGGACCGTCACAGGACAGATTTCGTATACACCTTCCGCTAGAACTGAACCATCGTCTGCTTGCTTTGTGTATTTCCATAATCCATCCTCCGTCTTAAGATACTGGCAATATCTCTTTTCATAACCCCGCTTTGCGGAGTCAGGCAGAGAGTAATGAATATTCTGTAATGCTTCAGGGTCGATTAAATCGTATTCGACCTGAATTATCTCGGTCACTTCACCTTCTACAGATCGTTGTGTAACGAAATGATCAAGGCGAGTGACTCGGAATTTAAAATTATCTTCTTCTTGAACCAAGCAATCACCTACGATAATAAGGTTTTGGATTGCTTGATATACTGTTTCTCTTAGATTCGTACCCATCAGCTTTCTGTGTACCTGATAACTCATGGTTTCAAGATACTGAGAAATTTCTGTAGTGGGTTCAACTCCCGATCTTAAGCTGAAGCGAAAGAATGGCGTGTCGTTCAATGGCATCATTGCCGACAGCATTCTGCTAGCCAGAGAAGTGGCTCCTCTAGCACCAACTGAAGAGTTGGGCTGAGGCAAAGCCATCTCCTCTGTCCATCCTTCGGGTGGAAGAATGGAAGGCACTGTTAATGCAGCACACAGTCTAGCTCTGCTTAATTTGGAAGTTCTTGCTGAATCTAGTGATTGGAAACGCTCAGCAAGTGTTTGTTCCATTTGTTATCCTTACTGTGGGCGATTGCCCATACCAGAATAGAGTGCTGAATAGAAGTCAAACAGCTTGGTTGTTGCACCAGTGGTTGTTGCTGAGCTTGATTCTGACTCCTGCTGTCCAAGATAGGCTGCTTCCTTGGCAGCTTTCTCTTCGGCTGAAGCTATCGCTGCGAGTCTGGCTTCTTCTTCTGCCTTGATTCTCGCTCTTTCTGCTTCTTCTCTAGCAATTCTATCTGCTTCCGCTTTTTCTGCGGCAGCGCGCCTCTCGGCTTCCTGTTGTTTTTGGAAGTCTCTTTCTTCCTGCATAAGTTTCTGTTGTTCAGCAAAGGTCATTCCACCACTGATTTTAGGTGCTCCACCCATATTACTTGCCTCCTTGTTGCTGTTTGAGGACAGCCTTAAGTTTATTGACAACCTCTATCTGTCCTGCGCGATAAGCAGCTTTTCTTACGAACTCATCCTGAGACATGTCTGGTTCGTAAGCAAGAGGTTTATATGTTTCTTCCAGTATCTTTATTAGATCTGGATCTATTCTCGGAAATTTTTCTGATTTCATTTGTTAAAGCCTCAATCTGTTTCTGTAAGGTTTCAATCTCTGTATAGAGATCCTTTAGCATTAGCTTGGTTTCACCGGGACCAATGCCAGCAGATAGATTAAGACGATTCTTGGCCTGTTGAATACTAGTTACCATGTTGTTCTCACTTTGTTAGATCAATTATTTCGCAAGCACCAGCGGTGCATGCCATTGTATGCGATGATGTTGTGGTATCGACCTTCTCATACAACGAGAGGGCATTGAAATCCACGGCAGTCATCTGATAAGCATCGTACATTGCCTTGGTGATTGCCTCAAACGGAGCCTGAGCATATACATGGTCAGACTTCGGCAGGAAGGAGATACCGGAGATCTTGTCAAAGTTCTCCCATACCCACTGTCCTACTGGCATGAACTCACTGTCGGAATAGTTGACGGTGATGCTTGGCTTGTGCTGGCAGTAATGCTCCTGATAAGCGAGCCACAAATTAAGGTGGTCGATTGCCTGTAGTTCATCTTGTGTAAGAGAACCGGAGGGAGCAGACTGAGCGAATGTGAATACTGCTGTTGAATCTGGATTCATTACGCAGTCTTCGACAGGAACCTGAGCATCACGCATTAACAGGTACAACGGATCTTTCTTGTCGATACGAACTCTACGATAATAGTGCTCGGCATATCTTGGGTGAAGACCGCTGGCCGAATTAGCCAAGCATGAGGTAGTTCCCTCTGGCTTGATGCAAGTGATTGACTTGCTTGGGCTGATACCCAGCTGCTTAGACCAATCAAGATTTGTCTTGATTGCAATCTCACGGAGATTCTCAAGAACATGCTTGAGCTTTCCGTAACCAAGGATGCCAGACATAAGCTTGTTGTCAAAGATGCCTGTCATCGACACGCCAAGAAGTCGCTCCTCTTCGCAGTTCTTTGTCCATGAGGAATCCTCACGGGAAAGATAAGGGAAGTGAGTGAATATACTCTGGATTGTGCCGATGATTGTAGCCATCTCAATCTTCTTAGCCAATGTCTCAAGTGTATCTGAA